GTTGATACTCAGGGAAGTAGCCACCCATAAAGCATTGATCAGCTCCTGTTTTCTACAGTCCTCCTTCATTTCCTTTTCTTATAGCACATCTTCCTAATTCTGTCCTACTAAATCTACCTAAATTTATATCACCTGTTTTTGCCAATCTGTCAGGGATCCTTATAATGCCGCCATTTTTCATATATACACTTGAACATAAATTTGTCCCGTAGCGTGTATATTCTATCTCCGGCACTATTAACCCCGTACCATGATAAAAACCCCCATCTTGCTTACTTACAAATCTATATAAACATTTTTCAAAATCTTCTATTTGCTCTTCTTTTAATATATAAACAGAATTATCTCCAGCAGACAAACTAGACTACGGCTGATTCTAATTCTTAAAATGTTTAAAGATTTGAAAAGACTAAAAGCACATAGTTAAGGTATTTCCTAAAGAAGTATTTAAGGGGAATCCACTTCTAACTGTCCCCCTATATATTCCCTCGCAAGTCTTGTGCTTATTAGGTCCGTATTTCATGACAAATTTAACATTCTTATCTACCTAATTTTGAATAATGTTATCATGTGTAAACTTGGGGTAGGTGTCGATCAAAACATTCTATATTGCAGGTACAAAAGCTAACACTAATTTTGTATCTAACTCCTATGTTACTTCATTACGACAAGCGTCCATCTTAGATACGTCTAGAGAACCATAGATTGTATTTTCAATCTTCTTAGAATACTTGTCTAATAATTGGCACTTTTCTTCACCTGTGCAGGCATGTAGAAATATACTAGTCCGTTCCTCGTCAGGTCTGTTCTACACCTACTTCACCTAAGCTGTCTATATTGAACAGATATGACCACAAACAGATTTGTGTAGATATTTATCTACACTATCTACTTTCTTTAAACTCTTGGCTATTGGGTCATTTATCTATCTAGATCTAATTTTTTTAGGATCATACAGGTATTCTCCTGATTTTTGAAATACTTCTGATATAGTTGTCCATTTTGGGTAGCCATTATCTCTCCACGATGATAAACTTTTCCTGTATTTTCCAGCCTTACTAGAATCATGTAATCCTGTCTAATACTCCTCGTGGGACTTAGATAAACGTAATATATCTATCATTTTTATATTCTCTTTGAAATAATCAATATACTCATCTATCTAAGGAAGTATATACTCACTTTCAGGTTGTATTTTCACACTCTAGTGCCTGTTAGTCTAAGCTTGATAAGTTGCTTTCTTAGAATAATTCACTAACATAGGTTTCGAATTAAATCCAACTAAGCTAGCTTTAGCTAATAAAGTTTCTTTATTCCTATCTGAAATTTCCTCATTAAACTATAATTGTTGATACTCCTTACTTGTAATCAACCTACCTTGTCTATCATAATGTTTTATGTCACCTATTAAATTAGTTTTCTGGTAAAACCCTGTGTCCAAGTCTGATGTGTAAGGTCTCACATCTATTATATCGTCTTTATGTTTCTCCACATTAGGTTTATAATATTGATTTTCTATTATACACTCGTTTTTATCAAACCCTTTTACACTCGCTGTAGGCGCTATTTTCTATTCCGTAGTATACACCTCTAATGATTTCGTTTCCTTTTTCTCTTCGTATAAAAAATGTGACTAATCACTTGTATTAGAAACTGAGTATTGGGTAAAACCTAATTCCTTCTTGGACACAACCTCCGAAGTAGAATTATTAGACTTGTCCTTCAACATAGTTATGACTGATTGTTTTTTGTAAACATTCCAATACAAATTCTATGTTTTTTCAGGGATATTGTGGGTCTAGTTGTCACTTATTATTTTAGACTCCTAAATAGCTAGTGTATTATCACTGAATAAGCCTTCAATTCTTCTGTCTGGATTTAGGACATCCTACATACTATATGCAGGGTTTCTTACTAAGTTCTTTACAAAATAACCCGATGGATATTTTATAAAACCTACGGCGTCCTCGATTCTTGAAATAAAATTCCAAAACGAGGAGGGGCTCCTCACTGTCGGACTATCAACTCTCTAATACTAATCCGTGTCTTTCATTTGCTGAATTAGTACTTCATTATCTCTCTTCCATTTATTATACCATCTTAAGCATCTCATAGCCGTCTATGTAGATCCTGAAACAGCTAACAATCTTATATATTTATTGCCTAATGTCTAGCTATGTATAAATCCTATAGATGATTTTAAAATTTTAGATGCCATTTTAACCGGCCATTTTATTGGGCTTAAAATTTTCGGTATCGGTATTATACTCCCCACCTAATTACTACACATACCAAATGATTTTGTCCAAAACCTTTCTGTAGTTGATACTAAAGCTATTCCTGCCTATAAAACTTTCTTAAAAGAGCTTTTAATACATGTATAATCATACCTCACTCGATTATACTGTCTCTTAACTTGTTCATCTTGTTTTAGTATACTTAATGTAGGTTTTTTGAAATCTGTCTAATCATTTAAGTTTTTAAACTAGGTGTCATTGGCTTCTGTAAAATTATCCTCTGATAAGTCTAGCTTGTTATAATTTATATCTCTCTAGCCAACGTTGGCATAAACCTGAGTCCAGTAATTAAATACTATATTGTCGAAAACATTGAACAATGTATCTTCCATTTGTTTTGGATTTTTAGTCATATTCTTGTGTACTAGTCTCCCGTAATTTTCTCTCGAGATTTCAGATTTAGTCTTGTTTGTTATATGGAGCGGAGCTGCATCTTTATAGGCATTTTGAGTTAATCTAATATAATTACCCATACCTGCCATTACCTCACCTTCTAAATCAGGTTCTAATATAGTTTCCAGTTTCGATTCTTTCACTGTCGATTCTGAGGTGACTGAAACTATCTTCCCTATGGATACACTACTAGTTATTTTATCTCTATTTTTAAATAGTACGTCACGATTACATGCGAGATTTTTGACCGTACTACTAACAGGATAAGTTCCCTAAGTACTTCTAGCAGCTTTTTGTAAGCCCCATGTTTTTGAAATATCTATTTTATCTGAAAATAATTTTTGGAAGTTTGTCCAAACGTTTCCGGGAATGTCATCTATATTACTTACTGTCATATATTTTTCCATCTGGGTTATAGATTTTAATATTTTTCTTGGTTTTGCCTGCCCAGGAAAAATAGTATCTTCAGGACTTAAAGCGTTTGTGGATGTAATTAAATGCGTGTATTCATGAGTCTTAGGCCCTGTAATTGAAGCTAACTAGCTCTAATCATCTCCTTTCTTCCTAACGACCCAAGTACCACTATTATTAAAATCATAGTTCTACGCATTTACATCAACAGGACTGTATATTCTTGCAGTAGTGTATGCTATTTTACACTTACCAAAATAGTCACATAAGTTCTAAGAAGCTTGTACAAATTCAGTTATCCCTTTATAATAATCAGAATCTTCACATAATATGGCTTCTGTAGAAAAATTAGAGATAGATGTAGACTCATACATCTATGAAGCTTCTCTAATAACACCACTGGTGTAAGAAACAGTCTTTTTAATGAACTTAAAATTATCATACAAATCTTCACCATCTTCATTAACATAACCATATAAAAGGTTATCTTCCGAACGCGTACTGTCTATGTTCTAACACCAATTCTTATTTTGCATAATTTTCTAACCGAAATTAGACTTGTATGTTAGACTTTTACAAACCTTATTTAAATCATAATCAGATTTAGTAATGACACTAATAACATTGATCTTAAATGAAAAATTTTTTTCTATGTCATCTAATATAGATTTAAAGTTTTTCATATCTTTGTGAGGAGAACCTCCCTATATCTATATCTTGTTTATAAGATTTGCTCCTTTCTTTGACTAGACTTTATTTGTACTTATAATATCATTTAACATATCTCTCCTATTTACAAGTTGTGCTATATTAGATATTAATCGTATTAGATAATGATGATTATCATTTACTTTATGATGACATTTTCTAGTCAATTGTTCACTATAGAATTTATATCTATCCAATGGTTCTACATCTCTATATTTAGCTATATCTATACTACATAGTAAGTTCGAGATGTAATCAATAGCGTCCGCATTTAGATGATAATTATTGTTGCCTATCTCTACATCATAAATTTCTACAAGTCCTTCTTTAGACTAATACTACTTGTTTCTAACAAAATATTCTTTATGATGTTTGACTAATGTTTCTTCTTTGATAGGCTCATTCTTGATCGGTTGGTTTTGTGCATTATATATAATTGGAGTATAGATGTATGCATAACCTATGTCTTGTGAATCCTTATTTGATATATAACAATTATTGCAGTACTCTACAGGGCATTTAATAGGCTACCTTTCATGACCATTATACTCTCCGTCTTTTAGCACTTTATATAGACATGCTCCCCATAAAAGGGTTTTTTGTAGTAAACGTGCGTATTCTATTTTCTTAATAGGGTAAGGATTTTTATAACCGTCTTTTAACCATTGAGAGTTTCCTATAATATTAGACTAAAAATCCTATTTGTAAATAAAATGACCTTCAGATATTAAATTATTTTTAACTTGGACAATCATTATAACATCAGCTTTAGCTAAAAATTTATCAGTCTTGAAGTCATTTTCAGTCAGTGGATTTTTGAAATTTATATCAATATACAGCGAGCGTTTTAATTGCTTCTCATCCCTTTCCTGTTTTATATAAATTAAGCTCATATTCATAGAATTTTTATTCTTACCACTCTTAATTACATAGTTATTAGCATCGATTTTATAGTTCTCCTAAGATTCCTAAATCTAATTTATATTTAAGCCTTTGATAATTTTCTTATTACATGCTCCTTTTGTTCCGTTTTCTACTATATTCAGCTAGTTATTTAATTTAGCTTTTATCATTAAATTAACTTCGCTCTCTTGATGAATATGTTCGTTTACGCGATCCTCGTTACATTTCTCTTCATCTATATAGTAGTCGTTGTTTTTAAGACATTGTGTACGGCATGATCCTGCCATCTATATGTCATCTCTCTGCACGTAAGACATATTTTCTCGATCCGCAACATCTGTCGACCTCTATGTCTATTCTCTTATATAAGTATAATATGCGTGCATTACATTAAAATATTCCATAATTACGTGTTTCTCAGAGCACATACTTGGTATATGAATGCCTTTCTAGCTAACACCTAAGTCTAAAAGTCCCTATAAGAATATATAAGCACACGAACGACCAACCTATGGTGGTTTGAAATAATAATTAAGAAATTTTTGATTTTTCTTTTGTTTTGGATATTCCATCTAGCATCCACCTGGATCTAGATCATACGCTTCTATAAAGCTTTCTACCCTTATATTTGAGTTCATTGCCTTAAGCAAATGGTTGAGA